GGGACTCAAGAAGAGTGTGAAGAAGAAATAAACAGGCTTGGTCTGAATTATTCTTCTGATGAAGTTGTTGAAGAATAATATATATAGTCGATAAATAACAATATTTTTAGTAAATATATTATATGTCAGTTTTACCTAACCCATTTCATGGTAGTACAACTTTTAATTCAAAAATTAAAAGTTATGATCATTTAGCACAAAGAATAAGAAGAACACTAGGTGAACCATTAATACAAATAGAAATTAGTAGTGAGCAGATGTATGAGTTAATAGACATCGCAATTGAATGGTTCACAAAATTTTCTGGAGTGACAGAAGAATATCTAATTTTTAGATCCGATTTATATGAAAGAGGCGTTGGTCTTAGAATAGACAAGTTATTTAGTATAACACCAGAAATGAATAATTCAGCAGATCCTTCAATGCCAGATTCATCAGAAAGTTATGATTTTGATTTAGATGATTATAGAAAAGTGGTGGATGTTTTTTCTATAGAACAAGGAAATTCAAGTGGTGTTAATACATTGTTTACAATTGAACACACGATTGCTCAACAAGCATATTTTGGACATCTTTTAGGTAATGTTGGCTATGATCTTGTAACATGGCATGTTTTAAAGGATTGGTTAGATACAAGAGAAAAATTATTGGCTTTAAAACCTTATATTAGATTTAATCCAGATAATCAAATTTTAAAAATATTACCAGAACCAAATAACAGCATAATTTATTATGGTTTACTAGGGTGTAAAGTCCAGAAACCCATTAAAGATTTAGTATCTCAACTTTGGGTATTTAGATATACCAGCGCACTTGTAAAAATTGCAATGGGCCACACTAGAGGAAAATATACAGGTACTAATTTATTCGGCGGTCAAACAGTTAACCATCAAGATGTGATGAGACAAGGCGAAAAAGAAAAAGATGAATTAGAAAAAGAATTAATGAGTAACTATGTTGATAGTGATCCGGTTCGTTTCTTTATCGGTTAATGAAAACATTAGGTAAAAAAAATAAAAATTACGTACAAGGAATATTTCATCCTAAAAATCCAAATAAATATAAAGGAACCTTGCCTGTAATATACAGAAGCTCGTTGGAATTGTTATCTTTTAGATATTTAGACAATAGTCAAAATGTTATAACATGGGGATCGGAATCCGTGATAATACCATACCAATCTCCTAAAGATGGTCGTTTACATAGATACTTTGTTGATCTTGTAGCAGAGATAAAAATGAAAGATAATTCTACTAGAAAAGTTTTAATAGAAGTTAAACCAGAAAAACAAACAAAACCTCCTACTATTACTAATAGAAAGAAACAATCTACCATGCTTTATGAAAAATATAACTATGCTATCAATTGTGCAAAATGGGATGCTGCGAGAAAATACGCAGAAAAAAAAGGTTATTTATTTTTAATTTTTAATGAAAACCATTTAAAATGAACAAGTGTAGTGTAAGTAATAGTGATAAATATGAGTAATGCCTATAATCTATTAGTAGAATCGCCAAATTATGAACTTAAATATTTGGTAGAAGAAAAAAATAGAAATTCACCATCAAACCTTTTTATACAAGGGCCATTTTTAATGGCAGATAAACCAAATAGGAATAATAGAATTTATCCCAGACAACAAATGGTTGAAGAAGTTAATCGTTATACTTCTGATATGATTGCAAACAGTAGATCAACTGGTGAATTGAATCACCCATCTTCACCTGAAGTAAATTTGGAAAGAGCTTGTCACATGGTCACCGAACTAAAACAAAACGGTGACATCTTTGAAGGCAAATCAAAAATTCTTTCAACTCCAATGGGACAAATTGTTAGATCATTAATCATGGATGGTGTCAAATTAGGAGTTTCCTCTAGGGCATTAGGGAGAGTTGATAATAATAAACAAGGAGTTGGCATAGTATCCGATTTTAGATTAGTTGCAATCGATGTGGTTGCTGATCCTTCGGTTCCGACAGCATTTGTTAATGGTATTTTAGAATCTAAAAAATGGGTACTTGCCGAGAGCGGAGAATTTGAGCCATTTTATGAGACATTTGAAAAAGCAATTTCAAATTTACCAAACAAAAATAGAGACGAATATTTAAAAGAACAATTTATTACATTCATTAATGCGATAAAAAAACTTTAATTGCGATATAACAAAGATAAATAATAATATATTATGGAATTGCGAAAAGACATCTCTAAGTTTATAACACAAATTTGCGAAAAAAATTATTCTTCTGCAAATTCAACACTTGAAACTTTAATTGAAAAAAAATTAAAAGAAAAGGTTAAAAAAATGCACAAAGCATGTTGCGAAGAATGTGGCAAAAAGAAAAAGAAAAAAGTTGTTAAAGAAAATTTAGATGACAATGATTTCGGGGATTTCCCAGAACCTGAAGATACTCAAGATAGGATTCCAAATCTGTCAGAAGAACAACCAGAAGAAGGTGATTATGTTATTAGTAGTTCTGGAAATTTGGGAGGAAGAACAATAGTCACGATTGTTGGAAATAAAACTCCTTTAGGAAAATATACCGAAGAAGAAGACGCTGAAAGGGCTATAAAAGATCATATGCGTGTGCATGGTCACTGTCCTGTTTGGTTTAATGATGACCATGGTGGTTATACATTAAGAAAACTTTAATAAATGTGATTCTTGAAAGGTAAATAATAATATACAGTTTATGAATAAATTCGCAGAAATCTTAAAACAAGTCGATGAAAGTGTAATCAACGAAGAAACAGCAAAAGCAATTACAGAAGCTTTTGAAAGTGCAGTAGAAGAAAAAGTAACTGCTAGAGTTTCTTTAGAGGTAGAAAATGTTTTGGCAAAACAAGACGAAGATCATGCCTCTAAACTTAAAAAACTTTTAGAAGCAATCGACAACGATCATTCTGATAAATTACAAAAAGTTGTAAATGCTCTTACAGAAAATCATGCATCCAAATTGGAAAACGTGGTATCTTTCTACAGAAAAGCAATCAACGAAAAAGCTAATAATTTTTCAAATAAAATTGTTTCTGAGATTAGCAATTATTTAGATCTTTATTTGGACAAAAATGTTCCAAATTTACAATTAGAAGAAGCTGTGCAAAATACATATGCTCGCAAACAGCTTGATAAAATTAGAGAATTGGTCGGTATTGATCCCGATTATATTAACGAGAGCGTCAAATCTGTTGTTTCTAAAGGCAAATCAAAAATTGACGAACTTAATGAGAAATTAAATGAAGCATATAAAGAAAATCATATGCTTTCAGAAAAACTCAAGGTTAATATGAATGCTGTTCTTTTAGAAAAGAAAACTAAAGGAATGCCATCGGCCAAAAAAGAATTTATTTTTAATCTATTGAACGACAAAAGTTCTTCTTATATAGAAGAGAACTTCAATTATGTCGTTGAGATGTTCGAACGTGGAGAAGAGGATAAAACTTCTGATCTTGTTCAAGAAGCCAAAAATAAGGCTTTGAGTAGAGATGCCAAAATCCCTGCTGCTCCCGCTGTAATTGCAGAATCTGTGTCTAACACAGAAGTTCACAATCCAGTTTCGAATTATCTTAATGAACTTAGTAGATACTAAAAATTTCCAGTTGAAGAAAAGCATCTGTTTTTCTTGATTCTATATCCATAGAAAGGTAAATAAAAATATATAAAAATATGAGAAATGTTAATCCAGCCACAGGCTACATCGATAGATCACGTGCTCAACAATTAGTTGAGAAATGGGCACCCGTTCTCGATTATTCATCCGATAAGGTTGCTCCAATCGAAAACGAACATGCACGTTTAACAACAGCGATCCTCATGGAAAACCAAGAAAGATGGTGTATTGAAGAAGGCGGTAATTCCGCTGGTTCTGGTGGAGCTTTTGGCTCACCTGGAACTGCTTTATACTCACCTCCTGGAACGGTTACCGCAGGAGATCGTTATGCAACAGGAGATCAACGCTTACCAAAGGTTTTAATCCCAATGGTTCGTCGTACATTCCCTGAGTTGATCACTAATGAAATCGTTGGTGTTCAGCCAATGAGTGGACCCGTAGGATTGGCCTTCGCTCTTCGTTACCGCTATGAGGCTGATAGCTTAGGTGCTAACGGTTTAGACGGGTATGCCACAGGGAAGACAACTTCCGGTGCTGGCATGGACCGCTCTTCAATCGACGGCAAAGAACTTGGCTATCAATACTTAGATACTAGATTTACTGGTACTAGCTCCTCCTTCTTGGCAGGAAACTCCGATTTCGAAGTCCTCGACTCCGATAAAGGTGTTGCAGCTATTCTCAGTCAATTCGAATTAACTGGTAATATTCCACAAGTTACTGTCGAGTTCTCCAAAACAGCAGTTGAGGCTGGCACACGCCGTCTCGCCGCTCGCTGGTCTGTTGAACTTGAGCAAGATTTGAAGAATATGAACGGTCTTGATATCGATGGTGAATTGACAAACGCTATGTCGTATGAAATTCAAGCCGAAATCGACCGCGAAATGGTTATTCGTATGGTTCAAGTTGCTCTCAATGCCGGTGCAGGAAATGGATACAGCTTCTGGTACGCAGCATCTGCCGACGCACGTTGGTTAGGTGAGCGTAATCGTGACTTCTATAGCAAAGTAATTGTCGAGGCAAACCGCATCGCAATTCGCAACCGCCGTGGTAGTGCTAATTTCATTATCGCTACACCTCGCGTTTGCGCAATCTTTGAGATGTTACCAGAGTTTCAGTGGATGCCTGTAAACGGCAACGTGAATACTCAACCTACTGGCATTGCCAAGGTTGGTACTCTCGGTGGTCGTTTCACGGTATACCGCGATACTCGTACAGATGCTCAGTATCTTGATGGCCAACGCGAAACCTCATTAGAATATGCCCTTTTAGGCTTCAAAGGAACAGAATATTATGACACTGGTATCGTCTATTGTCCTTATATTCCTGTCATGATCCAAAGAACAATTGGTCCTAACGACTTCTCTCCAAGAGTTGGTCTTATGACCCGTTATGGTGTAGTTGATCACATCTTCGGTGCTAATCTCTACTACCATATCATTATTGTCAAAGGACTTGGCAATGCCTTCGTGCCAGACACAGGTCGCATCTATCTCTAATAGGTTAGAACAGGTCGAAAGCTCAAAAAAACCCCATTTCGAAAGAAATGGGGTTTTTTATTATATTTTTTAAATTAAAAAATTAAACATTTACATCGTTTAAAAATTCTTCAAATCTTTTTCTATAAAAAGAATCTAAAAAATAATTAAATCTTTCATTCATTTTTAAATCTTCTAAAAATTTGTTTTGCGTATCTGGATCTTGTAATTGAGAGATTATGTTCTTAATGTGTGTTATCAATCCCTGATAATCTTGTGTGTATTTGTCTGTTATATGTAAGTCTATGTTTTTAACCTGGCCGTCTTTGGTTACGAAAGTTGATATAGGGGCTTCGTTCAATAATTGTTTTACTATTTTGTTGAATTTCATACTATATACTTAGTCTTCCTTAACATCTTCTAATGTCATATCTATGACATCATCATTTTTTAATGTCTTTTTACCGTTTAATCCATTTAATATTTCATCTCTAGATGCTATAAGAATATTTGTAGTTTGTGGTATCTTAGATGCTATCATTTTGTTGGCTTCTAATTCCATTTTCTTCATTTCAACATTGGTTTTACTTCTTTTGTTTTGTATGTTTATATGATTAAGAGTATCTAAAGCTTTTGTAGTTGCGTTTATAAGTTGTGATAGGGCTGCTATTTCTTTTGGATCAACACCGGTCAATACGCTATCCCTAATCGTTTGTACGGCCCCTAAACTCGCACTAACAAGCTCAACGGATTTTTTGTAAACAAATGCATTGACATTATCATCTGTTACTTCATCAGTATCGGATTGAGACGGAACCGTGTTAGATGAAACCGAATCACTTTTTAATTGTTCTATTATTGAATCTATTTCGTTGTTATTTTCCATTGATTTGTACGTTTATATACTAAATATACTTAGTATGATTACTGAAATATTTACAAATGATATTAACGAAGTCCAGACAGCTCAAGATATTGAATTATCTGAATTAGATTCTGAGACAGCAATTGATGAGCTTGATACCAAGCCGCAAATGCTAGAGGTAGTTTCCAAAAATTTTCAAGGCAAGCAATTAATTATTGATTGATTTTATAACCAGCATGTCCTATTATATAGGAATGCTAAAGTATAAATCACTGTGGGTCGAGAAATACAGACCCTCACAGATGTCAGATATAATTCTAAATGCTGACAATAAAAAGTTTTTTGATGTTTTAGACGATAAAACACCTCATATTTTTTTATGGGGAACTCCAGGAACAGGAAAGACAACACTGGCTAAAATAATAGTAAATGATGTATTAAAGTGTCAATATCTATATATTAATGCATCGGATGAAAACGGTGTAGATACAATCCGTAACAAAGTTACAACATTTGCTCAAACTAGGTCTATTGATGGTAACATAAAAGTTATTATCTTAGACGAGGCGGATGGATTAACCAAAGAAGGTCAACGCATTCTACGAAATGTCATGGAAGAGTATTCTGACAATGTTCGTTTCATTCTAACCGCGAATTATTATAATCAAATTATCGAACCATTGGAATCTAGGTGTTTAATTTTTAATTTAAAACCGACATTAGAAGATTCTTATAAGAGGTGTCTTTTGATTTTAGAAAAAGAAAACATAACAGTAGACGATAACACAAAAAATCAATTAAAATCTTTCTTGCAAAAAAGAAACTTAGATTTAAGACGCTGTATTAATGATCTTCAACGTTTTTCTATTGATGGGGTTTTAAATCTATCTACCGCATGTAATAACACCGCAATACATGCTCAAAATATTGTAAAAAGTCTAATTCTTAAGGAATCTGTCTTAGATATAAGAAAATATGTAATATCTGAAGAATTAAACTTCGGATCGGACTTTCAATCTTTAATGAAAGATATGTTTAATATAATCTTTTCATCCAAGATAGAAGAAAATGTTAAAAAAGTCCTTCTTTTAGAAATTGGTGAACATCTTTACCGAGATACTTCGGTTTTAGATCACGAAATCAATTTTTTCTGTTGTGTTATAGCTCTTTCAAAGGCTATTGCTTAATAGCAATATTCTTTGTTGGTAAAGAATTGTCTTCTGGTTGGTTACCAAGGTTAATATTTACGGTAACAACCTCTGGCTTAGTACCGAGCGGCTGTTCGTAGTTATTTTTAACTCCTTGAACTGGCGGCAAATTAACACCAAAATCCAACACTTCAATAAGTTGGAAATCTCCTGGTACTGTGAACTCCGACATTTCAGTTGGAGCATAAACCGATCTAGGATCACATTTTAATACTAAAAATACATCACCAGAACCTTCATTTGTATTAGCATCTTTAACATTTTGTTCTGCTCCTCCCCCAACGACTCTTTTTATAAAGAAATAATAATCTTGTTCTACTATAGATTGAAGCCATTCTGAAAAACTGGCATGTCCACTATAATGTTTTAAAAAATAAGGAGATTTAAAGAATTCTTTTTTTATTTTTACAGGAGAACCTTCTCTGAATCCACCATTAGAAAAATGAGTGAATGCTGTTTCAAGTAAGGTTTCGAATTTATTAAATTTTTTCATATCTATTATACTTATATTTACATAAGTATTTATCTAATATGGCTACAGTTCGACTAGATAATTTAATAAAACCTAAAATTAGAAATTCTGATGAATATAACTTACAAAAAGAATTTGTTAAAACTGATATATTATATACGGATTTAACTTTAGATTTAAGTGTTTCTAAATCAATTGGTTCTGGATTAAATGTAGTAGATTCAGATGATATATTAGTATCGCATGACGATGAAGCAATAAAAAATTCATTTTATAATATTTTTTCAACAAAAAAAGGACAAAAAATATTAAATCCTGATTTTGGTGCATCTCTCGATCAATATCTTTTTGATAGTGTAAATTCTTTTGTGGGTAGAAGTTTAGGAGAAAATATATTTAACACAATACTTAAATATGAACCTAGAGTTCGTGTAATTAAAGTGGATGTATATCCAAATGCGGATTTAAATCAATATAAAGTACTTGTTTATTATCACAAAAAAAATGGACAAGGAATAATAAACATGAGACTAGATAGAGAAGGCTTATTAATAACATAATAAGTAAATATATGTATGTGGAATAATGCATTAAACATGGTAAAAGCTGCTACTTCAATGTTACAAACTGGTAGTTATCCGCCAAATACACCGTTGAAGTACAAAGAAGATTTAAGTAAAATAAACTTTTTAGCATCTAAAAAGTTTTATGTTGTTTTTTGTTCGGTTGTTATTTTAACTATTTTTTACATTTTAAGTATCGGTGTTTTGTTTTTAACATCATATTTTCCAAATATAACATCGGCTTTTGTAAGCATTTTTAGCGAAACTGTAAAAATATTAGCTATTATCATAGCTAGTTATTTGGGAGTGCAAACAGTATTGGATTATCGAATGAATTCTTCTGGTAATATTGAATATAAAGGAGAAAATAAATATTCTAAAGAAGAAATAGACGTAAATGAAGTGACTGTTATAACAACAAATACAAAAGAAGACGATTACGAAATTAATACTTAATAAATATCATGGAACCATCAAAAAACGCATTATCATTAATTTTAAAATATGAAGTTGGTGGAGGTAAATCATATTACGATAAATTTTTATCACATTTTACATGGCCAGAAGGTGCTTCTGGGCCAACTATTGGCATAGGAATAGACTGTGCGTATTATACTCCTGTTGAATTATCCAAAATTTTTCACTTTTTGCCACAAGATCAATTAGATTTGGTTAAAAAAGCAAGTGGTAAAACCGGTCAAAGTGGAAAAGAATATACCAAAGTTTTAAGACAAGCAGGT